GACTCGGCGGCGGACTCGGCGGCGGACTGGGCGGACCAGGCGGACTCGGCGGACTCGGCGGACTCGGCGGACCGGGCGGCGGACCAGGCGGCGGACTTGGCGGACCGGGCGGACCAGGCGGCGGACCGGGCGGACCAGGCGGCGGACCGGGCGGCGAACAACTGAGCCACAGTAACCGTTCCGGCGCACCATCCCTCGGCCGCATCGATAGCCGCTTTAACACGCGGATCCGGATTCAGGTGCAACACGCTCAGCGCGAAATCGCACGCCAGCTTGACGATCACGCGTCGATCAACGCCGCTTCGTCCCAGGGCCCACAACATCCAGTCCGGACGTGTACATGTCTCCCAAGCCTTCGAGGAAGAAAGGTCACCTACCCACTGGGTGGCTTCAACACAGGCATTGACTTTCAGCATCCAAGTTTTCATTTCGGACTCCCCTTTACTATAATGCGAGTATGACACTTCCGGAACTGCAAATGCTCGTTTCGATCTACCCCCACGCGGCCGATCTTCAAGCTAACTGCCTCGCCCCGCGCCCCCTCATCGGGGGCCATTTCTGCGGACTCTGTGGGCACCGGATCTCGAACCATCCTCAGTTCCGGTTCAAGCCCTAGTAGTAGCCCAGAAGCATCAGCATCTTGTCGTTGGGCGTGCGCCAGTCCCCGTATCGGTCCGTGCGGAGAAGGCGGCGCATCTCAGCTTCCGCGGCCTCGCAGGCAGTCCGACCGACCACGTGTGCGCGATGCCAGTCCGCGGAACCAACCTTCAGCGTATCTCGGTAGGTGAGGGCTGCGGAGACGTTGGCGCGGAGTTCTTGGAGAGTGGGCATGCTCGCTTCTATTGCTTGTACCGTGCCGTGCGGCCGCATTAACAGTTAAGGCAACTTAACGAGCCCTCGCGGGCAGTAGGGGAAGACATTCCTGCACCATTAGAGAAGACTTTCCTCAGTCATCCCAGCAGTTGAAGTCCCTGGAGTATCCGGGGAGACCCTTCAGCATCTTGTTGATCCCGCACGCGGTCCAGTGGCAGTGCGTTGCTTCTCCAACAGTGCTCCACGTCAACACGTGCGCATACTCGTGAGGCAGTGCCGTGGTCTTACCCATCGAGGCGATCCAGATGGCATGATCCCAAGGAAGGGTCTGGCCCAGGTAACAGCTATCCCCTTCAGGCTCGCCTGGCTCCACAGGGTCCCACGCATCGGGACGCAGGCACTCTTTGAGGTCGTGCGCGGTCAAGACGCGCCTGTAGACCGTCCAGCCTTTCAGCGCCTCGCACAGACCGGGCATGGCCGCCGTTGATAGGTCCTCGAGCTCCTGGAGCCTAGAGCACTCCAGACCCTGCCCGGTACTTCCACAACGGGTAATGCAGCGGGGGGGTTCAGGGATGTGCTGGCATGCCGACAGGACGAGGAGAGTCAGAAGCGCGCCGAACCGCATCGATGAGCCTTCGGGAGCATTCCAGCCGTCTAGCAATCGCTTCGACGGGGAGCTCCGGATCCGTGCGAAGGATTTCTCGCGCCCGAGCGCGCAGCATCTCTAGCCTTGCAAGCGTGTTTCCCATGCAATTCACCCAGGACAATCGACAGAGCAATTACGAGCAGCGACGGCAAAGCCAGCACCAGAGCAAGCACAAGCAACCAACGGTACATCCGTCCTCCTAGTGGAACATGGAAGCGGAACAGCTTTCCTGCGCCTCTATGTTCCCGTTCACCTCTTCCACATACGCGCAGTCATGTCCCGGCCCTTCGGTGTGTCCGCACAGTGGCGCGGGAGCCCTCGGGCGGGACAGGCGTTTGACCGTTTTACAGCGGTCGTCCAGGTAATCGCAGGTGGTCACAGCGTCCGAGGTGTGCAGGCAGAGGCCCATGGATTTCCTTTAACAGTTTCGCTAAGCTCGTGCAATGCACTTTATCCTGCTCGCCGCACTGTTTGCCGCTCCCGCGAAACCGTCACGTCCCATCTTCCCCCACGGGACATATAGCGAGGAGCGGCTGTACATCTGCATCACGGAGAAGGGGAAGTTCCAGTGCGTGGACTATGCCAAGTTCCTCGCGGTTAAAGCGGCGGACGAGGCCGCGGAAGCGCAGAAGATGCACGCTAACGACCTGTGAAAGTGCCGAGGTTCAAGCTTTTGTGGGCAAGGAGGCAAAACCCACTAGGCTTTGTTTCCGTCTTCGAACGGTCCGTGACCTCGGCTGCACGGGCACTGATAGAGTAAACGCATGCGCCTTCAAGATCTAGCGCCTCACTGGGTAGACGATCCCGGCCGACAGGGCACCGCTTTTGCCTTCACATGCCCTTGCCTGAAACATCGCGTGTACGTCTCCCTAGCGAAGCCCCTGGACGGCGGCACCGCGATCCCCGAAGCCCTGGGGGAGAAGCCCTACCATCACACCGGATCGACCTTCGAAGACCTGACGATCTTTCCCCCGGTGCGCTTCGGGCACTTCGTCGGGATCATCCGCGGCGGCGAGGTGACTTTCGGGGACCTCGCTTTGAACCGCTTGGCCGCGCAGGACTAGCGATCGGGATGAGCCGAGCCGCGGCCTCTTCCCATCCTTCCTTCAGATATCCACCCAGCACGGTGTAAGCGGTGTTGTTCGCACGCTTCCACATTTTTGCATGATCCAGAGCGAGGCGGACCACCGCTTCCCGTTTACCCACCCAGCAGGCCAGAGAGCCGTTGGCTCGCTGAGACCCTATGGGATTGCACACAACCGCCACATATTGCTTTTTCACGCTGCCTCCATTGCTTCAAGCACCTTCGCCAGCAGCTCTTCCAGCTGCGCGGGATCGAACTTCTCGAAGTCCACCGTCTCCGAGAGATGTAGGAACGCGGCGGCCTTGGTTTCCTCGTCCAGCCAATTGCCGTTCAGCAAGGCCTTGGCGCAGAGGGTGACTGCGGAATCTTCCAGCACGTCACGGAAGTAGGTTCCGTCTATCAGATCCGTCTGGATCTCTTCCTCACGTGCTTCCACGGCTTTGCACTTCGCCTCATCCACCGCATCCGCAAGGTAGGGCTCCGCGATGTCTTCCCCCACACCCAGCTCCGCTGCGAGGGCCTGCACGTCCTGCTGCAATTGCAACATCTGGACGGCATGGCGGGTTTCCAGCTCTTGGATCGTGAGGGGCGGCGCATGTGCGGTGAAAGTCAGGCCGTCCTTGCTGTGAGTGATGTTTCCGTTGTGATCCTTGAATTGCATTTAGACCTCCTCGAATTTGGTGTGGGAAACCCCGGCAGTGTCGGTCACGGTTACTGCATTTACCGGCACGATCATGGCGTCCATGTCGGAGGACTTAGACACGATCTTGTAATAGGCACACACCGCGCCGCCGAAGCGGCCGATCAGTAAGATATCCCCAACCTTGTTGGAGGGGAGCACGGTATAGGGGATGCCGTTGTTCGTGGTCATGCAGCTAGGTAATGCGCGGCGCATGCCAGCCAGTCCACTTAACAGTTAAAGCACCTTAGCGCTACGCCCTTTCACGCAGGGGAAGACATTCCTGCTCCACTTGGGAAAAGTTTCCTCGTGGGGTACTCTCGCGCCATGGCCGTTAACCGTTTCGATGCAGGCACCTTGAAGTCTTCCAAGCGGCTGGATAACGGCTGGCTCCGTGCTCCCGCGCGCCTGACTCGCGTCGGGGTGTTCGAGTACCCACTCCCGAACGGGAAGACCTTTCGGGAGCTCCGGTTGCCTGAAGAGGTGTTCGCGGAGGATTCCCTTGAGTCTTTCGCACAGGTACCGATCACCGACGATCACCCCTCCTGTCCGCTGGACGCGAGCAACACCAAGACCCTCGCGGTGGGGAACGTCTCCGAGGTGCGCGCTGATGGAAAGTTCGTCGCCGCGTCACTCCTGATCACGGACGAGACCACGATCGCGAAGGTGCTCGCGGGCAAGCAGGAACTCTCCTGCGGATACACCTGCGATCTGGACGAGACCCCAGGCACCTACGGGGGACAGAAGTACGACGCCGTCCAGCGGAGGATCCGTGGGAACCATGTCGCGATCGTCGATAAGGGCCGAGCGGGGCCGGAGGCGAAGTTGCGCCTTGACGGAACGGCCATTGAAACCCTTAACGATCCGGTGGTAGCCTCTGGCACATCTCTTGCAGGAGTTCCTGTGCAGAAAATCAAGATTGACGGTTTGGAGTACGAGGTTTCCGACGAGTGCGCTCGTTCCTACCTCACGTTCTCCGCCGCGCAGGCGAAGGCCCTCGCAACCGCTGAGGCCCGCGCTGACAGCGCCTCCGCCGAGCTGAAGAAGATTCCCGCTCCGGATCCCGGCGCCTTCCGGGCCGCGGTCGCCGCTCGGGTCTCCCTGGAGGCCTCGGCCGCCAAGGTCCTCGGCGCGCAGAAGCTGGACGCGATGTCCGATCAGGAGATCAAAAGCGCTGTCGTGAAGAAGCTCGATCCCGACGCGAAGCTCGAAGGGAAGAGCGCGGACTACATCGATGCGCGCTTTGACGCGGCGATCGAGCAGGCCGCGAAGAAGAACCCCGGCCTTGAGGCGGCCCGCGCCGCGACCGAGCCGCACGTCGACGCAGATCCGGAGGCCACTGCGATGCCCACCGGATACAAGCGCGGCGAGGTGCGAGCCGATGAGGACCTCGAGGGCTTCACCCTCGAGCAGCTGAAGCAATACGGCCAGGATCGGCGCGTTGCTTGGCTCTTGGAGAACCGGAACGCCTGGAAGAAGCCCGCCGCGCGACCGACCGCCTAACAGTTTTCCCACCACGGATCCCACGGAACCCTGAACCATGAGCCAGACCGCCTACAGCATCACCATCCCCGCCGCAGTCCCCGGCCTTCAGGCGGACATGGGCGCAGCCTCGTTCGTGCGCTCCATGCACAACGAAGACGCGGCCTCCATGCCTTTCGGCATCGGGGTCAAGCAGGGCACCGCCGATGACGGCTGCAAGGTGCCCACCCTCTCCACGGACCCGATCGTGGGGATCACCCTGTTCACGCACGACGTGAACATGATCGGCCTCACCTCGGATCCCGTGGCCGGCGCTGCCATCACGAACGGCACCGTCGCCAACGTCATGCGCAAGGGTCGCGTCTACGTCCAGGTTGAGGAGGCGGTGGTCGCGGGCGGGCCGGCGTATTGCCGCTACGCCACCTCCGTCAACACCCCGGCCCTGGTTCAGAAGGGCGCCTGGCGGACCTCCAGTGACACCAACGGAGGCAACCCCACCGCAGTCCTGGTTCACGGGGCACGCTATCAGTCCTCCGCGGCTCCCGCGGGCTTCGCCGTCCTCGAGTTTGACGGTCTGATCAACAGCTAACCCGCGAGTCCCTCAGCCACAGGAAAACCATGCGAACCCAGAAGCGAAATGATGCAGTGAAGGCGGACTCGCAGGATATCGCCTTCTTCGAACGTCAGCTGGAGTTTATCCGGCCGAAAACGTTCGATATCAAGTACCCGAACCTGCGGACCCGAGAGTTCGTGCCGGTGGACAACACCGTCGACCCGGGCGCCACCACGGTCAAGTACAACCAGTTTGACATGACCGGCCTCGCCCGCGTGATCGCGTCCTACGCGGACGATCTCCCCCGCGCGCAGATCAAGGGCAAGGAATTCCGTCAGGCCCTGAAGTCGCTGGGCGTGGAGTTCGGCTACAACCTCCAGGAAATCAGGGAGGCGCGGTTCGCAGGCCTGCCCCTCGAGGCTCGCCAGGCCATGGCGTCCATGCGCGCCATGGAGGAGAAGATCGACGCGATCGGCTCCCTGGGTTCGAGCGCCGACGGATTGAATGGCTTCCTGGCCCTGGCCAATGCCAACACCTACACCGTCCCGAACGGTGCCAGCACGCACCCTGACTGGGCTCGAAAGACGGGTCTGGAGATGCTGGCCGATCTCTCCGGGATCGCGGTGGTCTCAGTGGACCTGACGAACAACGTCGAGGTGCCCGATACCGTCATTCTGCCGATCGCGCAGTACAACCGGGCCGCCAACACCCCCCTGATGTCTTCCGTTGGCGGAGTGACCACGACCGTCCTCCGGCACTTCCTGGACAACAACCCGTTCGTGAAGAACGTGGAGTCTTGGTATCGGTGTAAGGGCGCAGGCGCGAACGCCACGGACCGCATGGTCGCCTACCGGAAGGATCCGGAGGCCCTCCAGCTCGTGATCCCCCAGGAGTACGAGCAGCTCCCGATCGAGGTGCGCGGGCTTGAGTTCAACGTTGCGTGCCACGCACGCATCGGCGGGGTGGTCGCGTACTACCCGCTGTCCGTCACCTACGGCGACGGGATCTAGACCTATTCCTGGGGTGGCCCCTGGGATGAATCAGAGTGCTGTCCGCGCAAGCGGGTGACTGACGCGGGGCGGGGGGCCACACCCGCGACTCGCGTTTTTCATTTGGAGCGCACAATGCTGGTTGTGAACAACAGAGAGTCCATCACCGTGATCGCACTCAGCGGTAACGAGTCCGACAAGCTCACCCTCATGCCTGGCGTCAATGATGTGCCCAAGGCGCGTTGGGACATCGCCGCGAAGCAGGGAGCGGTGCAGAGCCTGCTCTCCGCCCCCAACAAGCGGGACAAGAAGTTCCTGCAGTCCCGAGGGCGCCCAGTGCGTCCCCATCTCGAGGCGGACGAGAAAACGTCCCTTGAAACGCTGGCGGGCGTCACCAGCACCCCGGGCGCGATCGAGCTGGTGGAGAAGTGCTTCAACCGGCCCTTGCTTCAGCAGTGGCTTGCTGCGGAGAAGCGCCGGACAGTGAAGGACGCGATCCGCGCGCAGATCCGCGAGACCCGACCCTTTGACAATGCGAACGCAGACACCGACGACGATAACGACGACTAGCCCATGGCGACAACCCGCGCACAGGTCAGGCAGATAGCTCCGGAGCTGGGACCCGCTCCGGATGCCGACATTGACGCGGCGATCATGGAAGCAGCGCTAGTACCCAACGCGTTCGCATCCAAGCAGGACATCGCGGGCGCCTATCTGGCCGCGCACATCGTTTCCCTGTGGCACCCCGAGCTCTCCACCGGAGGCGCCGTCTCGGATGTGTCGGTGGGCGGAGTCCGCACGACCTACGCCCAAGGCGCTTTCGGTCCGAACGTCCTCAACACCACGCGCTACGGCATGCGCTTCCTTCAGCTGGCTAGGAGCATTGGCTACAACGCGGTAGCGCTATGAGTTTCACCTGGAAGCAGAAGGGCGACGGCGCGAAACGGTTGCGCGAGATCGCCGCGCAGCTGACGCACCCTCCCTCCGTCAAAGCCGGCGTGCTGGGCTCAGCCGATCGCCGCGAGGGAGATCCCGTCGGTAATGTCGAGCTCGCGATGATCCAGGAGTTCGGGACGCAACACATTCCCGCGCGCCCCTTCATCTTCTCCACCTTCCGCGAGCAGCTGCCCAAGTACCGTGCGGCGCTGCGTGCCATGACGAAGGACTATCTACGGAAAGGGATCAACCTGCGGCGCGTCTTCGGTCTGCTCGGACAGCGGATGGCCGCGGACATGAAGAGCAAGATCGTGGGCGGCCCTGAGATCCCTCCGCCGAATGCGCCCTCGACACTCGCGCGGAAGCTAGCCAAGGGCAGGCCTGGCGCCAAGTACGATCCCCGCACCCTTGTGGATACTGGCCGGATGGTCGATTCGATCTCCTATGAGGTGATCGATTGAGTCAGCGCAACCTCACGTGGGCAGTGAAGCGCCAGGCGGTGCCGCAGAATGTCACGGTCACGCGTGCCGCGGCGAGCGCCTACGACGTTAACGGACGGGTGAGCCTGGGTAGCGCTTCGTCCTTTTCTATTCAGGCGGCCGTCCAGCCCGCCACCGGGCGCGACCTCATGCGCCTACCGGAAGCCTTCCGTGTATCGGACGTGCAAGCCGTCTGGTCCCCGGTGCCCCTGCGGACCTTCGATCAGCCCTCCGCCACTCCCGCGGACGTTCTTACCCTGGCCAATGGCGCCATCTACCAGGTGGAGCATGTGGAGGACTGGAGCGGCAACGGTACGTACTTCAAGGTCCTGGCGCGGAGGATCGGCACGTGATCACTCCCGTCGACTGGGCAGCTGTGGAGAACGCGATCCATGCGTGGGTCGCGGCAGGCTCGGGCCTGGCCGCGGGCAAGGTGATCTGGGACGACCAGGGTGGCCCCAGGCCCTCGGTGCCGTTCATCGCCCTGCATCGCGAGGGTCCGGCCACCAAAGGGCTGGGCGTCGAGACTCGGATCAGTCCCTACACGGGCGGTGGACCCTATCCCGCAGTGGACGTGGACGCGATTGCCCAGAAGGAATTCGATCTCTCGGTCACTGCGTTCACCGGGCCCGTGACATCCGGAGGGTCAGCGACTGCCCTTTTGGATCCTGTGGAGCTCAACAGCCACAGCCAGACCCAGCTTTTACTGTTCAGCCAGGCGGGGATCTGTTGCTTTGACCGGGGCCCCGTGCAAAACTTGAGCCAAGTCGTAGAAACGGTTTTTGAAGGGCGGGCCCTTCTCCGTGTGAGGTTTCGGTTGGTGAGCGGTTTGAACGAGCAGCTTGGCTGGATCCAGACCGTAGGTGTGGTCGGGACTTTCCAGACCTAGGAAATCACATGCCTTTGTCCGACATCGCCACCGTTTCCATTACCACCGTCGCCGCACAGATCCAGGCGGCCGGCTTCGGCGTCCCGTTGATCGCGGATGCCCACGCGCACAACACCGACCTGATCCGTTATTACAACGGGTCGGGCTGGGCCGCGGCGCTGGTGGCGGACGGCTTCGTGTCGACCGAGCCCGGCTACCTCGCCGCAGCTGCCCTCATGGCGCAGAATCCCCAGCCCACGCAGTTCGCGATCGGCCGGCGCGCGAACCTGCCCACCGTGAAGTACACGATCATCCCCGTTGCTGCGAACAACCAGAAGTACACCGTGACCGTGAACGGTGTGGCGAAACAGACCACCGCCAGCGACGGTACCGCAACCGTGGGCGAGATCTGTGATCTGCTCGTGACCGCGCTTGCCGCGATCTCCGGAGTTACCACCGCACTTGTCGGGGCATCTCCCAACGGCACCGCGGTTACCCTCACCGCCACCGTCGCAGGCTCGGCCGGCGCGTTCCAGTGCGCGTGCCCGAACAACATGCAGGCGCCGACCCAGCTCTTGCAGATCCAGCAGACCAACGCGGATCCCGGCCTCGGGGCCGATATGGACGCGATCCTTGCGGCCGATGCGGGCTGGTACGGCTGGACGGTGACCTCGGCCAGCAACCTCGAGGTTGCAGCGGGCGCACTCTGGACGGAGAGCAACGGCCGGCTGTTCATTCCCACCGTGCAGGATGGGCTTGTGATCACGAGCTCCGGCGCGGACATTGCCACGACCCTGAAGACGGCCGCCTACGCTCGAACGGCGCCGATCTACCACCAGGACCCGTACTCCTTCGCGGGCGCGGCCTCGCTGGGCGCGCGGCTCACCACGAACCCCGGTGCCGCGAATTGGAACTTCGCCAAGCTCGCAGGAGTGGCCGCAAGCTCCCTCACCGGAGCGCAGGTCAACTACGCCAAGGGCAATGGTACGACCACCCATGGCAAGAACGCCTCCGTGTACTACACGATTGGCGGGATCAACATGGTCCAGGGGTCGACCGTCTCCGATACGGAGTGGATCGACGTGGTCCGCGATCGTGACTGGTTCGCCTCGCGCCTTCAGCAGCGGATGGCCAACGCGCTCACCTCCAACCCCAAGGTCCCGTATACGGACGGCGGGATCGGAGTCCTCGAGGCGGAGGTGCGCGGGCAGTGCGACGAAGGCGTCAAGGCCGGCTTCCTGGCGGCCAACCCCGCCTACACCGTGGTCGCCCCCACCGCTCTCGGCGTGTCGTCCACCGACCGAAACAACCGCGTCCTGAATGGCCTTGCCTTCAGCGCTCGCGTTGCCGGCGCGATCAACATGGTGAACCTCACCGGAACGCTCACGATTTAATAAGGACCCCCAATGCCCTCGAGTGTTCAAACATACGATCCCGCGAAGCAGATCGCGATCTTCGCGGCGAACCAGATCACCGGATTCGCGGACGGAACCTTCATCGAGATCGAGCGCAACGCAGACGCGTTCACCCTCGCGATGGGTGCCGACGGTCAGGGCGCGCGAGCGAAGAGCGCCGACAAGTCCGGCACAATCAAGTTCACCCTGTTGCAGACCTCCGCGAGCAATGACGTGCTGTCGGCTCAGCAGCAGCTGGACGAACTCACGGGCGCAGGCCTGGCGGGCTTTATGTTGAAGGATGCAGGCGGGCGCACCGTCGCCGTCGCGCAAACCGCATGGGTCAAGAAGCCCGCGGACGTGAAGCTCTCCAAGGACATCGAGGGCCGAGAGTGGACCCTTGAGACCGACTCTCTGACGTACTTTGTCGGAGGCAACTAGCCTTTCTGCGTCCCACCCTTAGCGCGCCTGATCGTATGGGCGAATTGCGGGGATGAAGGGGGCGCGCCATTTCAGGAGGTTCGCGGTGGCCCGTGAATCAGAGATGAAAACGCTGGAGACCTCCAGCGGTCCCAAGACGTTTACCGTCACGCAGTTCGCTGCGATGCGGTCTATGAAGATGTTGGCGCGTCTGGGGAAGATCCTCGGGCCGCTGGTTGCGGATCCGGATAACGCAGCGAAGGCCCTGTTCACGAACCTCGGGGAAGAGGACTTCGAACGGCTGCTGCGGGATCTCTTCGATGGGGTCATGCTGGAGTGGGAGGGGAAGCAGATCCCCCTGATGCCCGTCTTTGATCGCATCTTCCAGGGGCAGCCCGGAGAGGTGCTTAAACTGCTGGTCTTCGTGCTGCAGGTGAACTACGGGTCTTTTTTCAAAGGGATCGGCGGGCTCGATCCCCAGGCCCTACTCAAGAAATTCGCGGGATCGACCATCTCGTCTGGCCCTGCGAGCGCCTCATCCTCCGAGGCGTCGCCACCCTCCAAGAGCTAGAAACCTGGTACTCAATCAACGACTTGGCGGACCGCAACGATGCCCTGGATGCGGACGCGGAGGCTCAGCGGCTTTACGATAAAACGAGGTAGACTTCCCCCGTGATCATCGAGGAACTCGCAGCGAGGCTAGGCCTGGACGTTGATACGTCCGCTTTCCTTAAGGCCGGCGTACTCCTCGAAGGGCTCAAGCTGGGCTTTGGCGCCATTGCCGAGACTGCCAGGGCTGCCTTTACCGCGGTCAGTGATCTCGTGCCCTCGGTGGCACAGGCCGCGCAGGAAGCCAGCAAAGCGGCCCAACGCACGGGCACCACCGCCAAAGCGGTGCAGGAGCTGGGCTTCGCTGCGGAAGAGTCCGGCGTGACGGTGGAGGAGCTGCAACAGGCTTTGGTGCGGATGTCCCGTTCCGGCTTCACTGCGGCGGAGGGCGGCGCCCAGCTCACCGACGGTTTCCGCAAGCTGGGTGTGAAGCTCACCGACGCGCACGGCACCTTCCGCATGACGGATGAGATCCTAGGCGACGTGGCGGACAAGTTTGCCGCATTACCTGATGGTATTCGGAAGACGGCCCTTGCCCAACAGGTCTTCGGTCGCGGAGGCGCGGCGCTGATCCCGCTGCTGAACAAGGGCAAGAAAGGGATCGCGGAGCTCCGCGAGGAGGCCCACGACTACGGCGTAGTCTTGGACGATGAGACGATCCAGTCCGGTAAGGAATTCATTCTCACCCAGAAGCGCCTGGCGGCCTCCCTTACCGGGTTGAAGTTCGCGATCGGCGGACCCCTGCTGAAGGGTGCGGGAGCTTTCGCAAAGGCATTGGCTAATTGGATCAAGCTTCACCGTCAGCAGATCGCGATCCCCATCGTGGCCTTCTTCACGAAGCTTCGCACTGCCGCAGGCGAGGTGGCGAAGTCCTTCGATGAGGTATTCCTCAGTGGTACGGATGTGGCCAAAGTGCTCGGCATTATCACGGCATCCCTTGTCGTCTTGAAGGCGGCCTCGATCGCCTCCGCGGTTCGCGCGGGCGCAGCTTGGGCAATCGCCTTTGCGCCGATTGCGATCATCTTCGGCTCGCTGATCCTGGCACTGGACTTGATTGACGGAATGCTTTCCGGCCAAGAGCCCTTGCTTGTCGGACTCGGGAAAGCGATCCATGAGTACCTGGATCCGATCCTCGAGCCGCACATCGGTGACTCGAAGTGGGAAGCCGTGATGCGCTCGATCACCAAGACGATCCTTGATTGGACCGTCGTGGGAACCTCCGCCTTCTATGGGCACTGGTTCGGCGTGTTCAAAAAGATCCAAGACCTATGGCGGCAACTGCTCTCCATACTGCCGGGAGTGACGCTACCCAAGGGGTCCGAAGTGCGTTTCGGCGGAGACATCCCGATCGGTCCAGCGGGGGCGGGCTTCGGCTCGCCTGGACCGATCATGGGCGGGGGCGCGGCCTCCCCGTTCGCATCGGCGGGCTTCGGTCCTTCCTCGCGCGGGGGGGCTTCCGTGAACATCGCCCCCACCGTCAACATCCACGTGCCCAACACCGCAGCCAGCGCGCAGGACATCGCCAACGCGGTGGGCTTCCAGATGCAGCAAATGCAGAACAGCTGGATGCAACAGACCCATGAGGCCACGCGCCCATGAGCCTGTCCCTTGCGTTCACGGCACCTACCGGACTCGCGGCCTTCGCAGGCTCGGGCGGAGCGCAGCTTTCCCTGTCCCTAGATGCCACGGTGCGGGAGACGCACCTGGCAGAATCCGAGGTGACGGAGCACCCTGTAGAGTCCGGCGCCAACATCTCCGATCACGTGCGCCCCAAGTCCGACGAGCTCACGATCGAAGGCGTGATCACGGACTACCCCTTCAATAAGAACTCCAATGGGGATTTTCTTAGCTCCACTACACAGACGGTGGGGGATATCGATCTGGTGCTGGTGGGGAACAAAGTGCAGCCCGGCCGAGCCAAGGACATCTACCAGCAGCTCAAGGCCCTGAAGACGGCGGGCACCCTGATCACCCTGACCACCACGCTCGAGGTGTATCAGAACATGGTGATCAGCTCGCTGCAGCCGATCGCGGACAAGGACTCCAGCGGCGCCGTGAAGCTCACGATGCACCTGCGACAGATCCGGATCGTGCAGTCCCAGTCCGTGCAGCTGCAGCGCGCGGCCGTTCCCGCAGCGCAGCCCAAGCTTGATCAGGGAAAGAAGACGGGGCTTCCCGTGGATGCTGCCACGTCACAAAAGACGGTAATTCACCGTCTTGGGCTAGGACTGGTGGACCTGGGTAAGAAGGCGCTCAACATTCCATGATCATCCAAGTCCCCACGCGTACCGATGGCACGGCACACTATTCGATGTCTATGGACCTCGATGGGGCAACCTACGGCCTGCTCTTCGATTGGAATGATCGGGATGCGTCCTGGTACATGTCGATCCAGGACGTGAACGGCAACGATCTCCAGATGGGGATCAAGCTCACCTTGAATGGGCTGCTGATCGATCGCTACGTGACTGCGGGGCTTCCCCTCGGAAGCTTCGATCTCCTGGACTCCAGTGGCACCGACAAGGAAGCGGGCTTGCTGGATCTCGGCGGGCGCGTGCAGCTCTTCTATCTGCCTCGCGCCGATCGGGGCTTCTAATGTCCCAGCTATTCGAGCGGTTCTGTCAGGTCACGGTGGGGACGATCCAACCGCTCGGAGAGCAATCGCAGTTCGTCCAGGCGCTGCAGTTCTCCGGACTGCGGTGCGAGTTCAAGATCAAGAAGGGTAAGAAGCAAGAGCCCAACACCATGGAACTCAAGGTTACGAACCTCTCCCGCGAGCATCGCGCAGCCATCCAGCAAAAGGGGCTACCCGTGATCCTCGCCGCGGGCTATGCGGAGGATTTCGGGATCATCTTCAGCGGGGATGCGCGTACGGTGGACTCGGTACATGAGGGCGCGGACTGGAACACATTGATCCAATGCGGAGATGGGGAGCGCGCTTTCCGCTTTGCTCGGCTGAATAAGTCCTATGCAGCCGGTACTCCCGTCGCCACGGTGGCCCTAGATCTCGTGTCCGCCATGGGATTGAACGCGGGGAACGCGGCCCAGAAGCTCAGCGGGATTTCCAAGCAGTATGTCTCCGGGTATGTCGTCACAGGCCAGTGCTCCGCAGAACTCGCCAAGGTCCTCCGACCGCTGGGGCTGGGGTACTCTATTCAGGACGGCGCTGTGCAGATCCTGGCCGAGGGCGAGGGCTTCGTGCAGTCGATCCCGCTACTCTCCCCCGACACGGGCTTGATCGGATCGCCCGAGCATGGGGCTCCCGCGACCCGCGGCCAGCCGACCTACCTCAAGGTGAAATCCCTGCTGCGTCCGGCCTTCAAACCCGGCGGACATGTGCAGATCCGGAGCGAGGGCACCAATGGGCAGTTTCTGATCCACTCCGTGACCCACACAGGGGATACCGCAGGCGGTGCCTGGTACTCTGAGCTGGAGGTTACGTGACCGTTCCAGTTAGCCGCACGCCGACCTTGGCCGAGGTGATCCGCGATGCGATCGAGTCCTCGCGGCTGGATCTGCGCGTGGGGATTCCGGCCGAGGTGCAGGACTACGACGCACCGACGCAGAAGGTATCCGTGCGCCCGTTGCTCCAGAATCGCTACACCCAGGAGGATGGAACCGAAGCGGTAGAAGCGCTCCCTGTGATCAACGATGTCCCAGTGATCTTCCCCGGGGGCGGAGGCTTTCGGCTGACCTTCCCCATTACTCGAGGAGACACGGTCTGGCTGCAGTTCGCGGATCGTTCGTTGGACACCTGGCTCCAGCACGGCGATCTAACGGATCCTGACGACACGCGGAACCACTCCCTTGCGGATGCTGTGGCCATTCCCTGCATCAAACCGTTCAACGCCCCATGGCGCTCCGCACATGCCGTGTTGGCCACGCTGGGTCCGGATATCGGCCCGCAGATCACTTTCAGCCCCACGGTGATCGACCTCGGCGGAGGTAGCACGGACTTCGTGGCCATGGCCGCGCAGGTGCTTGGACGCCTGAATGTGCTCATGACGCTCTTGACTACCTGGGTCCCTGCCCCCGGGGACGGAGGGCTGGCTCTTAAGACCGCAGCCATTGCCGCGGCCCTGACCCCTGCCTGGACTGCCTCGATTGCCTCTACGACTGTTAAGGTAAAAGGATGAGCACCGCGCGAGATCTGCTTCTCACCAACGGAGACATTACGATCGTCAATGGTGATCTCGCGCTAGTCTATGACGGCGCCGCGATCGTGCAGGATGTGCAGACGGCCCTGCTCTTCTTCCTCGGGGAATGGTTCGCGGATGTCACAGTGGGTATGGACTACTGGGGGACGTTTCTAGTCAAGAATCCAGATGCCGCGGCGATCCGTGCCGCAGTGCGCAAGACGATCCTTGCCCGCAAGGGGATCCAGGCAGTCACCTCGATCGATCTCACGGTGGATAGCGTCGCACGTGTCCTAACGGTTAGGTGGGCGGCGATCTCCGACGTGGGAGCACTCTCCGCCGTCGCAGTGATAGGATCCTGATATGTCCTACGGAGTCACGCCCAACGGTTTTGTGATCAAGCCCTTCGCCCAGGTCGTTGCGGACGTGGAGACGAAGCTGCAGGGGCGGTTTGGCGCTGGGATCAATCTCTTGCCCGAGAGTGTTTTCGGCCAGCTGATCGGCACCTTCGGCGGGGAAGTCGCGGACGTGTGGCAACTGGGCCAGGCGATCTACAACGCATTCTCCGCGGACGGCGCCATCGGTACGTCCCTAGATAACGTGGCCGGGCTCACAGGGACCATCCGCGAGGCGGCGATCGCCTCCTCCGGGCTTGTGGTCCTGGTGGGCACGAACGGCACCGCGGTGGGCTCAGGCTCCCAGGTAAAGCAGAACGTGTCCGGTGCGATTTTCGCCACCACAGCAAGTGTCTCGATCGCCACGCTACCGGCATGGGCGGGCGCCACCGGGTATAGCGCGGGCGTCTCCCTGGTCACCCACGATACGGGGAAGATGTACTTGTGCGTGCAGTCGGGCACCTCCGGCGCCGGCCCTACCGGCACGGGCACTGGGATCGTAGACGGTACCTGCCTATGGGATTACGTGGCCACGGCTCCCGCTGGCGCGGTCGCTCCCGTGCAGGCCACCTCCACCGGACCCATCCCCGCGGGCGCCGGGACGCTCACCGTAATCAACACTCCCGTGGCTGGGTGGACCTCCGTCACGAACCCCCAGGCAGTCACTGTGGGAACCGACATGGAATCCGATCCAGCACTCCGCCAGCGACGCGCGGCCGCACTCGGAGGCACGGGTAACGCCGACCTCGACGCCATTCGAGCCAAGGTGCTCGCGGTCACGGACGCCCTAGGCGATCACCCGGTCACCTACTGCACCGTCTTCGAAAACATCACGGACGCCACGGACGGCGCTGGGAGGCCCCCGCACTCGATCGAGGTATTGTGTCAGTATCCCGCACTTGCGGCCACGGATCTCGCGGTCGCTACCGCGATCTTCCAGGCTAAGGCCGCAGGGATCCAGACCTATGGGGCTGGGACCGTTGTGTCGGAAAGCGTCTTGGATTCTTCGGGCGGCACCCACACGATCGCCTTCTCCAAGCCCACGTTGATTCGGATCTACGTGATCGCCAACGTGATCAAGGGTCCGAATTACCCGACGGCCGCGCCCCCCGCGGACGGGCCTACGCTGATCGCGAATGCTCTTGTCGCCTACGCGGCAGACAAGTGGCAGCCGGGTGTTAGCGTGAAGGATGCACTGCTCTACGGACCCGTGCAGGATGCCTGCGACGTGGCGGATATCACGTCGATCTTCATCGGCATCGCGCCCGCTCCGGGATCGGCGGCAAACATCGCAATCGGCGTGCGTCAGCAAGCCACGTTGGCTTTCGCGGACATTACCGTCAACGCCTCATGATCCAAGTCACCGACCATACCCCCAGGGGGCTGGCTCGCCTGGCCACTCAGTTCCAGGGTCAGCCCCAGCTGGCGGCGCTCCTCTCCGCCTTCCTGGACGAGGTGCAGGCTGCGGAGGATGCGCTCTGGACACTAGTTTCCGGGTTCGTGATCGGCGCTGCGACGGGCATCCAGCTCGACACGATCGGCGTCATTCTGGGCATGCCGCGCAATGGGCTGGACGACCCCACCTACACGCTCTATCTGCGCGCGCAGATGCTGATCCTGGTCTCCGCAGGCGAGGTGGAGACCCTGCTGCAGATCTTCAGGCTCACCAGCGGAGGCGCGGTCACTGCGCAGGAATCCACAATCGCAGCGGTGCTCGTGACGATCGGACAGGCCACCGCGAGTTCCGGCGCGACCCAAGCTGCGATCCTGCGGCGGGCCGCCGCGGCGGGGGTTCAGGTCAACCTAGAGTGGCTGAATGACACGGCGGACAACACCTTCAGCTTTTTCGAGGACCCCACCGGGCTTGGATTCGACGATGGGACAGGGCATGTGGGTGGAGTCTTCGCCTCGATACTGTAAACTGTAAGGTATGTCCAGACCGTCAGCTCTGCCCAGGTGGGCCACCTCGGGCGCTACCATCGTTTCCCCATCCTCCGGGCACCAGGATACCGGCTGGATCGTGGAGAAGCCCCCACTTGGGATCTTCAATTGGCTACTGAACCTGATCTACCTGTGGCTCGCCTACCTGGATGGGCGGGGGAATACTGCCGATGCGATCGTGCTGGCCAATCCTGGCGCGGGTCCTGGCCCGTCGCCGTGGGGTGGCGCCGGGATGGTTTATCCCTCCACCCAGATCGCCAACCGCCTACTGGCCACGGACGGGAAGGGAACCCTGGTCACCGTAGGTGCGGCCGGTACTACCGCCTATTCCACCGATGGTGGGCGCACATGGACCGTGGTCGCCTCGGTCGTGGGCACGGCCGACCTACTCGCTGTGATCTGGGCCGGGGGATCCATCAATCTCTTCATCGCGGTGGGTCGCAACAATGCCGGCGCCGCGGCCATCGCTACCTCCCCGGACGGGATTACCTGGACCTCGAGGGCCTCGGGCGCTGGAGCTACGGACCTCTCGGATGTCGCGTTCAACGGGACAACGCTTGTGGCCTGCAACATCACCAGCGCGGCCAACGTCGTGACCTCGACGAATGGGACCGCGTGGGCTTCCCATGCGACCTCCGGACTCGCCGCGGGCGTTACCTTCGTCGTTACGGCGCTGGGCACGACGTTCTTCGCATTCTCCAGTAGCGGCGGAGGTGGCGGACCTGTGTGGTCCTCGGCTGACGCACTCGCCTGGACCTCTGCGTCTACGACGGCGATCGGTCGCACGCTGTTCACGGCGGGCGGAGCGCTCTTCTCGTGTGACGCAGCGGCGGGGAAGATCTGGCGCTCCCCGACCGGAAGCACCTGGACGCTGGTACATTCCGGAGCCACCTTCACGCCCAAGGCGGTGGCCTTCAACGGGTCGCAGTATGCCTGTTCGGGACAGGACGGCGGTATAACCTTTGGGTTATTGGCCAACTCTCCCGATGGACTTGCCTGGGCTGAGTTACCCGCCCCCGTGCGTTATGCGGACGTGCTCGCAGGGGTGGACCTGTGCTCGATCATCCCCTCGGGTGTCAGTGGTCGGTTCTACTGGTACGATAACAACGGCGGACCTTTGGTCTTTACCTCTCTCGCCCAGCCGGCTGTCTAGGAGTTACACATGAGCCTGATCAATTTCCGAGACCCGCTGGTGGACGTGAACGGGTCCAGCGCCCTCACCCGTCCAGATCCCGTCCTACAGTCCGAGTTCATGCCGGCCTGGAACGTGGACAAGATCACCCCCTGGATCGCCTCCAAGAGCGCCCAGACCATCACCAGCGGTTCCATGAAGGCCTGGACCTGGAACGATGACCTCGGCAAAGCGATGCGCGTACCGGAGCTCGATCTCGCGATCACCGAGGCAGGCCGGACCGCATACAGCTGGCAGGACCGCGACGTGGGCACGCGTCGGGGTGGAGTCCTTTGGGTGCCCACCGCGATTGTCATGAGCGGGGCCGACACACAGATCCTGAACGGGATCATGGGATGGAGC